AGCGTCTGAATCTCGACTCTCGCAGCGAGTAGTTCATCGCTGATGGTCATAGCGACGTTGCGCCAGCTCTGAGCCTGGACGCCGAGCTTGCCTCGCTCATGACGCCAGTCCTCCCGCTCCTGTTGCAAGCTCGTTCTAGCATCATTGCACGCTTTCTGCCAAGAACCGACCGATGCGTGCGCGTCATTCAGCTCCTTCTTGATCTGACTGTTCATATCAGCGAGGTGAAAAGCCTTCGTCCGATACTTGCAGTGATGTCGCTTCATGTTCCTCCTAGTTGTCCATTTTTGGACAAGTGGGGCGGCAGGGAATCGAACCCTGCTAGGCGCCGTTGCTCCATTGAGGTACTATCCGATTTCACGGTTCGGTCAGAGCGTGCTCCGCCGCTGCGCTACTTTCCTCCTCATTCGCCCCATAGTGGACAGGGAGGACTTGAACCTCCAAAGGAAGGCGTCTCAACCTTCCCTCGCACGATGCCTGCCCAGAGCTGGCCGCGGGGGGAGTGATGCCGAGGGACTGTTGTATCCAGCCTTCATCCCTCGCCCGCAGGGCTGCTATGAGAGCCAGCTTTTGCGTCATGCTGCGACCTACGCCTTGGCTTTCGCCAGGAGCCGCAGTTCCTCTTCGCTGATATCCCCGTTGCTGAGTCTGTCGAGGAAAGCAGCGATCGTGTCCCCGGCCTCGCCGCCGAGCTTCTCGGCAGCCTTGGCCGCAGCGTTCTTCGCACGACTCTTCGGCGTCGACTGGCCGATCTCGCGTGTGCCAGGCTTGAAGTCCACTTCGGCCTGTGCGATCTCGTCCATGCTCTTCTTCGCCTTGACCATACGCCGTGCGATGCCCTGGTAGCTGACAAGCGGCGACGTACCGTCTGACATTCCGAGCAGAGCCTCCTCGCCGTAATGCGCGAGTTGACCGTCGAGGGAGTCCCAGACCAGAATGGGAACAAATCCCAGCGACTGCTGCCCGTGAGCGGTCTTGACCTCGCGAAACTCGAAATGCGAGCCTGCAGGGGCCTGGACTGTCAGCTTCGACGTTGCTGTTGGTGCAGTGGCTGTCACGTGTAATCACCCCCTTTCGGGTATAGGTAACTGCTCATTCTTCTTGACGATCGGGGTAGAGTGCAATCTTCTCGTTGCGGTAATCTTTGCAGAACTCGTGAATCTTGATGCCTAGGCGCTTGAGGAGCTCTACTGTCTCATGCTCCGCAGCAGCGTAGTGCTTCTTGTCTGCTTGCTTCCCGTGATGCCGCAGGCATGGAACTCCGCAAGCGTTGGCCATCTCGCACTCGAGCATCTCTGCGACTTCCTCGTCATCGAAAGCGAGGACGGTCGTTAGCGAGCTGCCAACTATGAGCGCCCGTGCAGGATGCATGCGCGCGAGCATAACTGACGCGATGCCTAGAGCACCGTCAAGTGCTTCGGCCTCACGCTCAGAGAGCGTAAGCTGAATTAGCTTGGTTTCCACTTCGACACCCCCGCTTCATGGTGATGCGAGAGGGCACTTCGCCCCCATGGGACCAATATAATGCACCTAACTCGAGTTGTCAATAGTTCCCACTAATGCCGCATCGCCGCTTCGCGCTCAAGCTCTGCGATGCGAGCGATGATCGCTTGGCGACTAGCAAGAGACTCTAGCACGACCTGAGCCCTCTCACGAGTTATGCCTTCCTCCTCGATCATCTTATCAAGCATCGTCTTGTCTGCAAAGATGAGGCCTTCTCTCATCGCCGGCAGTTCGTCAACTGTCATCATCGCTAAGATCAGCCGCTGTGCTAGGAGATTCCCTTATGCTCGTCCATTCTCTCCACCCTTCAGGTAGCTCACAGTTGTCCGGCGCTCCTTTGAACATCGGAGCTATGTCAGCGTCAGTGTAGCCTGCTAAGCCACAGCCAATGCGAGTCACTTCGAACTCGAGGTCGGGATTGAGCTGCGCGAAAAGCAAGAACGCTTGTACGTAGTGCTGAATGATGGTGAGCGGTAGCGCTCTGATGCGCTCATCCTTAGTCGGTATAGCGTAGCTGTCTCCTTGCATACCGATGCCTTGGCCGTAGATAGCGCCACGCTTCTCGTATGCGAACGCTGCTGCGCCGCCTCCGTGGAGGCCACGTAAGTTCGACCCAAAGACGAATATCTTTGGCACCTAGTGACTCAGCCTCAAGAAGCTCCACGCTGGTACAGTGTACACTCCATGGAGGCTGCCGCCAGTAATGGTCAGCGTATCGCCTGCGGCGACTGTGTCAACGGTCGAGACGAACGCAACGAAGTCGTCTACGCTATCAGGCGAAAAGAGCTCGCCGATAGCGACAGAGCGACGATTGATCTGCACGCCGACCAGGTGCTCTCCTACTGAGCCTCGATAGGCGACTTGCACATCTATCGTCCAGACGCCTGAAAGCGGGAACACTTGTGGGCATCCCGCGAAGTGCAATGGCCCCGCGAAGGCATGGTAGACTGGCGCAAGCGTGTCTGGCGTTGCCTGCAGTGCTTCGCAGAAGAACGTCGCAGGCGGATCAGTGATCGCTGCGCGCTCGCAGCCTGCGATAGCGAGCAATCCTGTGACTGCACGAAGGCGCTTCATTCGCATGCCAGGAAGTCGTGCAGGCGCTCGTGAGTAGGCACTACTTCGGTCCCGTACTCGTCACGATACTGCGTTTCGTCGTTGACGCTGATGAGTTCGGTTACTTCCTCTGCGCTGTAAAAGCCTAGCGCGATCAGCTCTTCTTGGAAGGCGTCCCAGATACGATTGCCGCCGTTTCCGTTATGGACTCTGAGCGCGGCGTCGATGCCAGCTTCGTGAAGGCAAGCGCCCATGATGCAGTAGTGAGGCTCGCCGAAGCGCTCATCAACCAGCGTCCCTTCAACCAAGCGATATTTGTACTTGTCAACGATCTCGCAAAGCCGTTTCTTGTTCACGATGCCTCCTTTGCAGCCCGTTTAGCCAGCTTCGCTGCACGCTTCGCGAGGGATTTCTCCTTCGAGGCAGCGAAGTCAGCGGCTTGGCGTTCTTTGATCGCCTTCTCGAGGTCCTTGGTCTCCTCGCTTTGACCTCTCGCCCAGGGCTTCATGTGAGCTTGACTCCTAGCCGAGTTGTGAGCGTCTCTAATGCCAGGAAGTACTGCTCTGGTTTGAGGTGAACGTGGTGTATCTGGTAATTCTTCACTACTTTCTTCTTCTCCTCGGGCAAGAGCCCGCGCAGCGAGAGCAGGAACCACTCCAGCTCGAACCACTTGCGCTCTGCCCAGACGTCTGCGAGATGGATATGGCCTCGCATGTACTGCATGATGTCGACTGGAATATCATCACTCCGCGCCTTTAGCGGCGCCTTCGGCGGAGCTGGCCGAGGCACGCGACGAGTCCACTTCGCGTGTAGGCGGAAGGTGTTTATCATGGCCAGGTGACAGGGCCTTCGTAATCCCCGTATCCCTCCATGTTGCGTAGCCATTGCTCAGACTCCCAAGCAGCGTCTCGCTCGTCGGTCTCGTCCTTTTCTTTTACGTCCTCCTCTTCGCACCACTGACACTCTGCATCCAGGACGTGATTCACTGCGCCGCATTTCTCGCAGCGCCACTCCGTGTTCTTGTCCAATTCTGGACAAGCATAATCGGGGCTGTCTGCCATATCCCACTCCCGGTTCAATGTTGACCTACCTATGCGGATTCCCGCACCTCGCAAATATAATGCATCTTAATCCAGATGTCAAGACTCTGAAATTGCGGTTAGTGGCACCTCGATCTCGATACAAATAGCGCTATGCCACTGAATCGCCTTCCGTCCTCGAGTTGACCCGGTCTCCGCTAATTTTCGTTGGTCCTTAGCGTCATGTAGCTCGATTTGTTTCTCGATCTCACCCTGAGCATCGCCGAGCTCGTTCACGATTCTAAGCGGCTGTAGCGTAGGCTTAGTCGCGCAGATGAGTATCTTCCTCACGGCGCGAGCCGCTGCGTCATGTCACCAGGAAGATTCATCTCCTCGTCTTCTTTCGTCTGCCTCGCCGCACGCTGAAGCTCTGCAGCAACGACTAGCACGTTGGCTTCGAGAAGCCTTCCTCGATTCTCTGAGAAGTACTTAAACATCACCTCGACCTGTTCGAAGTTCCATATACGACCCTTGCCCGTTCGCTCACGAGCGATCTGCTGAGCGATCTCCTGTGGTAGCTCCTTCTGCACGATTCCTCGAGCTGTCTGATTCGAGATATCAAACAGCTGTCCAAGCTGATTGAGGCTCGCTCCTGCGACATATGCTGCTGTTATCGCCAGTCGTCGCTCCTTAAATGCTCTTATCTTCGCCTCGTAGTTGCCGCCAATCTTACTCATTGCCTCGCGCTGCCGTCGAGCGATTTCTGCCTCGAGTTCTTCCGGCTTGTCCATGTATGAGTTGATCTCGCTCAAACTCATTCCTACGCTTCGCGCTTGACCGATCATACGCTGGACGCGTTGAAGTTGCCCTAAATCGAGTTCTGGCATGTCTCCTTACCCGTATTGGGGGTTAAACCCAATATAACATAACTCGATTTAGTTGTCAAGGCCACATGGATGTATGGTCCCTGACTACCTGTTGGGTCTGAGTAAGGTCTGCTACCTGTCCCCTAGCCTTCACAAAGAATTAATTTCATACATGCGTCTGCATGGTGCTAAGTAGCGCGCTAGTGAGAGATGGCCAGTTGTGTTTAGTTATAGTTGTGTTTAGTTGTATTTATATATCTATATATATATTTTTTGCTATATACAACAAAGGCAGTCCCTTCTCTGCACTGGCGCTCAGTTGAACTCTACTCACTTTCGATGTATGAAATTATTTCTTTGCGCGGCATGGGGGACAGGAGCCCGACCTGCCTGTATCCTAACAGGTCCACCTGTCCTTACAACGCCCCTCGCGAAGCGCAACTAGCCCCTCGTACAGACGGGGCGTAGTTGAGAGCGGGGCGGTCTGTCAGGGGAGTTCTCCTCACTTCGCTGCGAACTCCATCCAAGCTGCCTGGGCCTCTTCCTTCGTGGCGAACGTCTCGTCGTTAGGTCCAACATAGACCTTCGGCACGCTCGCCACTCGAATCCCTAGCAGCCACTGAACATTCTTAGTGCGAATCGCCTGAGGGTCTTTGACCCCTTTGGCCGCCGCATCCCTACCGACGCGTTGCGAATTCACTTTCATCGACTGGCTGTTGCTCGTCTTCAGCAACGTTCCAGGGAAAGCCGCTTCGAACTTCGCAACCTCGGTCACCTTCATCACGGGTATGTTCTCGTATTTGATACCGTCACGTTCGACAGTCTCAAGATTAAACTCAAACCCGTAAGATGCGGGATTCGCTAGGATTGCGGGAATGTCTTTGGATAGCTCAGTCATGCTAACCTCCAAGGGGAATTGTGATAGATCGTCCAACTTCCCCCTGACATTCCGCCCCATGGGTGTAGTTTCAGGGCTCGAGCGTGCTCGGACGGGATGGACCGACCAGTTGCCGCCCGGACCCGGCCGTATTCGCGTAGCGCCTGTCCCCGAGCGTGTGGTCGCCGCGCCGTCCTCGCGCGTGCCGCGCCTGCACGGGTCACCTATTGCAGGGGCCGTGCCGTGGCGCAAGTTGTTGCGGCACAACGACTTGCATAATGCAATGCAGGATATTGCGCCGTAACATGCCCGATCGCTGGCAACATGCAAGGTGCCACGACGGCGTCGCGACAGCGCTGCGTGCAGCTCGCCAGGGTGTGTCGAATCGTAGCGGGAGGGGTCGCCGCCTTCGGATACCCCCTATCCCCGAAACGCGTCGCGCGAAAACGGCATAGTGGTCTTCAACTTTTCGCGCAATAGAAATCGCTCTAAGGGAGAGCTATGGTAGTTGTCCAGAAATGGACAAGGGGCGCGTAGCGCCGAGCGATGGTACCCCCATTGACAACTGAGGGCGAGTGTGTTATCATGGGCGATTCCTATGGGGGGAGCTGTGAGTGCCGGGAAGGCCAGATTTTCGCGCAGTCAAGCCAGGACCGCGCCTGCGGCAAGCGGCGAGGCTGTATGCTACCGGCGCGGTTAAAAGTAGGAGGGAGGCGTGTCGCGTGGTCGGCGTTAGTGATGAGTATCTGAGTTCGCTAATAGGAGCAGGAAATCCAGTGGTAACTGGCATCCTGGATGAGACGGATAGAGCGCTGGCGGATAAGACGATAACGCTAAGCGCGACGATTCAGCTGCTTGCGCGTAAGGCTGCGCTTCGCATGCAAGCACTCATCCAGTCGAACAACGAGCACATCGCGCTGAAGGCGTCTAGCGATATCCTCGACAGAACCCCCGAGACAAGTAAGACCTTCCGTGGGACAGTCACTTCGTGGAACCTAGACTCGGCAGACGCGAAGGACTTAGCAGCGGCACTCGTCGAAGCAGCTAAGGTCAAAGCTAGCTTCGCCGGCGTAGCCGCAGGCGACTTTGTCCGCGTCGAACTGGAGGCAGACCCAGATGGCAACGCGCAAGCGAAAGAAGGCCACAAAGCACTACGACAAGTCCACGAAGGGAACGGTGACTCGGGAGATCGGCCGAGCATCGAGCGCGAAGCGCAGCGGGTTGACGGGGAGCCCGAGGGAGGGCTTCAAGCAGGGCCAGCGCCCCTGGAATAAGGGCAAGAGTCATCCAGGCTACGGAGGGCTCTAGCATGGCTCGCAAGAAGCGTAAGGTCTCCATGCGTCAGCAAGTAGACGCCGAGATCGCTGCGCACGCGGAGAAGGACACGCCCTCTTGGCCTGAGCATCAGCAGCGCGCCAAGATGGGGAATCAAGTGTTCCATCATCCCTCGCCGGGGCGTGCAGTGCATCCTCATGTCGCTAAGGCTATGGCGGCTGCGCCGAGTGGATTAAGAGACGGAGTCCCTGGCACTCGTAAGCGCCGTAGGCGCAGCCGTGGCTAAGAAGCCGCGGAGCAAGATCTACAAGGAGATACTGTCTCGCGTAAAGCCGAGGCAGATGCTCTCGCAGCTTCGTAAGGGGAAGCAGATGAAAGGGCGTAGACGCCAAGCGGGCCTATGAGTCTAGAGCCATCGCGAGACCTGCCAAGGGTAGACGCTAGCGTAGCGAGCCAGCCTGAGGACATCCGGCGGGACCTCGCAGAGGCGGCGTCGAGGAACTTGTTCATGTTCGCTCGCGATGTGCTCGGATATAAGGACCTAACGGCGTCCTGTCATGGGCCGCTCTGCGCCTGGCTAGACGGGAACCCTGCGCGTTTCAAGCTGGTGCTTCATCCTCGAGGCACCTTCAAGACCACAATCAACATCGCTCGCGTGATGCAGAAGATCGCGCAGAACGCTGAGCATCGAATATTGCTGGCGAACGAGACTGCGACGAACGCGGAGAGGTTCCTCAGCATCATTCGCACGCACGCGGAGTCGAACAGGGTCTTCCGAGCGCTCTATTCGCACCTGATCCCTAGCGACCCCAAGCGTTGGTCGCAGCAGGAGCTGTTGTTCAACCGCAAGGGCGTTTACGCAGAGCCTACGGTCGACTCGATCGGTATGACAGGCGCGATGACATCGCGGCACTACACGCATATGACCTTTGATGACCTCATCTCGGAGGAAGCCGCGAAGAGCCGCCTGGTCATGGATGATACGATCAATCGCTTCGCGAAGTTGTACTCCCTCATGGTGAACCCTGAGACCGACACCCTCGACGTCGTCGGAACGAGATGGGCCTTCTACGATGTCTACTCCTACGCCATGCAGCGCTTCGGTCCTAAGATCGCGAGATACATCCGTGGAGCGATCGAGGACGGCAAGGCCATCTTCCCCGAGCGCCTAGGCTTGGACGCGCTAGCAGACATCCGCAACGATCCGATCCTTGGCGGCGAGTATCAGTTCTCTTGTCAGTACATGAACAATCCCCGTAACGTGGCGGTGCAAGACTTCAATGTCCAAGACCTCAAGTTCTGGCGCTGGAGCCCGGATGAAGAAAGCATCGTTCTCTACGATCGAAACGGTGAGATTGAACGAGTGGTGGAAGTCGAGGACTTGGACATCACTACCACAGTCGACGTGCGCTATGGTGACAAGCTTACCTCTGACCGTGACGCCGTGGTTACGGTCGGCACGACCGAGCAGGGTGACGCCATTGTCCTCGATGCCTGGGGCGCTAGAGCGAACCCTCTCGAGGTCGTTGCGAAGCTAATCGCTATCGCGAAGCGCTTTCATCCTCGGTGCGTGGGCATCCAGAAGGTCGGCTACGAGATGAGTCTCAAGTATCATCTCCAAGCGGAGTGTGAGCGCCATGGAGTTTACATCTACGTCGTCCCGGTCAAGCCCGGAGGGCCGCAGAAGTCGCACATCCGCGGCTTGCAACCAGTCGCAGCTACAGGGCATCTCTATGTTCTGCCCACTCAGCACCTGCTTCGCACAGAGCTCGCTGAGTATCCCCTCGGCCGCAACGATGACGTTGCCGACGCCTTGGCGCTTCAGACCCAACTCTGGCGCGGCCTCCTAAGCCCTGAGCGCATGCGAAAGTACAAAGAGAGCGAAGCTCAGGTGCTACGCCGTATAGCGCGTAGTTACGAGGGCCCTGATATCGAGGAGCTGTCTCCCGGAGAGCTCGAAGACATCGGCTACGATGCTGAGGACCATCGCTGGGGTCCGCAACGAGTCGCGGAGCTCAACTGATGATCGTCCTCCCGGACACGTCCGCCTTGTCCAATTCTGGACAACTACGGCCCGCGTCAGCGGTCATGTCCGATATGACTGCCCTGCTTCGCAAGCGTAAGAACCTTCAGATCAACCGCAAGCGGTTCCTTTCTCGCTGGGGTCGGCTAAGGAGCGAGCTTGAACACACTCCCGAATACCAGGAGTTCCGGCAACTGGTCCTCGACCGAGACGGATTCGTTTGTCAATCTTGTGGTAGCTACGGCCGTATTGTCCATCATCATCGTCGCGTGGCTCTGGCTGTTCACCTTGCTCTTGACCCAGGGAACGCCTCAGTGAGATGCGCCGATTGCCATGAGAAGGTCCACCCTTGGCTGAGAAAGGCATCATGACTGCTCCTACGCCAGTGCCCGTTAAGTCAGCCCCTACGGGGTCACAGCTCCTGAAAGTGGTTCAGGCCCTTATCGTCAAGCTCGAGAAGGCTGAGCCCTTCGGGATCAACAACTGGCCCACCTGGAGTAACGAGGGCCTCGGCGGCCTCGTCGAGCAGGCCATCTTCCATATCCCACTAGTCTGGCTCTCCTGGTGGCTGCCGATAGGGTGGCTACTCTACAACGCCGCGAGTTACTACTACGAGCGCAAGCCTGATCCATACGGCTGGTCCACTGCAGACTTCGTCTGGCGCCTTGTCGGCTCCACTGCAGTGACAGCCCTGCTCTGGTGGATCGCCTAATGCCGCTCAAGAAAGGCACCTCGAAGAAGACTCGCTCTGAGAACATCCGTGAGTTCCATAAGGGCGCGACCTATGCTCGGACGAAGTCTAAGTTCGGCAAAGAACGCGCCGACGCTCAGGCAATCGCCGTCGCTTACGCGCAAGGTCGACGCGGGAAGAAGCGCAAGTGAACGCCGAAGTCGAGAAGGTTCTGAAGCAGCGCAAAGCTCGCGCTAGCGCCGCCTACACCGTGGAGCTATGGGCGTCCAAGTTGCTTGACGGCCTCGTGCCAACTCCCTTCTCCTGGGAAGCAAGCATCTTCATCCACCGGAGGAAGCTAGCCTTCTGGCCATAAGGCGGACGTTCGGATTGCCGCAGAACGGCGAAGCCAAGTGCTGCTTCGTTTGCGGAAAGGAGTCCATGCTTCAGGAGCATCACTTAGCGCCCGTAAGCCTCTTCGGTGACGAGGCTGAGCTATGGCCCAAGGTCATGGTCTGCCTAGTATGTCACAAGAGGTGGCATGTGAAGATGGGACACCGCTACGCACTCGGATGGCCTGACTAGCTATGGACGCCTCTATTCCTCCTAGCGAATTCGAGTTCCGTGACGCGAAGATCGAGCCTGGGAACACGCATCATGCGATTCTCGATCGCGACGCGGGATTCGTTGAGCAGGTTGACGAGACGTCTAAGCCGAAGGATACGCCAGCGATTAAGCGGAAGGAGCTACCTCCGCCGATCTTGGATATCAGTGAGGAACAGAAGAGCCGGCTCCTTATCTGGCTCGACCAGTGGCTGAATGACCTCGACTCTGCTCAGCAGGACTTACAAAGCGCTTGGGCCGATCAGGAGAAAGCCTACCGCGCAGTCACTCCTGACTCTGTCCAGTTTGAGCCCTTCCGCGGCGCCTCGAGGGAGGTCATCCCTGTCGGCGCGATGGCAGTGGATCCTATCCACGCCAGGCTGGACATTGGTATCTTCAAGCAAGACCCAGTGTTCACTTGGAAAGGGCTTCGCAAGGACATCCTCGAGCTGATGCCGTCTGTGCAGGCCTTCGTAGACAAGTACCAGAAGAACTACCTCGAGCTTCGTCGCGTTGCGTCTCCGCGCATTCTCGAGTGCGTCAAACTCGGTACTATGGCCTTTAAGACCGTCTACGACCGTGACGAGTACAAGGTCTTCCGCTACAACGACGACTACTCAGAGGTCGTCGAAGTCCCGCAGGTTCGCTTTGCTGGCCCGCGAGTCTTCGGCATCCACCTAGGTGATCTCCTCTTCCCGCCGTTCTATGAGACACCAGACGAGTGCCCGATCATCTTCGAGCGTCAGCGGACGACTTACGAAGCGCTCAAGATTCTCGAAGCCGCAGGTAAGATCACTAACGTCGAATCCGTGCGAAGCCAGCAGACTATTGGCGTTCGCACTGCTGTCGAGCAAGCCCGTGAGGATGCTAACAAGCACGCGCTTCGCACTACCTTTGCCAACGAGATCACTGTCTACGAGGCGTGGTTTGACTACGCGATCTACCCAGGCAAGCCGCCTTCGCACCTCGTCGCTACGTACCACAAGGACACTCGGACCCTTCTCCAGCTCCGGCTGAACTGGTACTTCCATCAGCGGAAGCCCTACACGATCGTGCCGTATACGATCGCTAGTGATACCATGCTCGGCTTGGGCATCATGGAGATGGTCAAGTCCCTTCAAGACGCGATCACGAAGTGGCACCGTATGGCGCAGGACAATGCGTATATCGCTAACATACGCATGTTCATCGCGAAGAAGAACTCTGGCATCGAGCAGGTGCCGCGTCTCTACGCTGGGAGAGTGTTCTTTGTCGACGAGCCTACAAAAGATTTCATACCGTTCGCTAGCGGGGATATCTACCCTTCCACGCTCGCCGAACGGCAGAACCTTTTCGGCATGGTCGAGAAGCGGACGGGTGTTAGTGATTATCTGCAAGGACGGGAGTCTCCGATCATTGGCACTCGAGCCACCGCTACGAGTACCTTGGCTCTTATCAAAGAGGGCACCCAGCGTGTTGAGGAGGTCTTAGAGAATCTCCGCCAGGGCTTTGCTGACATCATGGAGTTCTGCATTAGCATCTGGATTCAGTTCGGCACTGGCGGGATCGAGGACCTCATCTTCGGCGATGACAAGATCGCTACAGACGTTAAGCAGTTCTTCAAGATGGTCTCTCAGGAGAACATCAACGGAGCGTTTGCGGTTGACTTGACCGTTACCGACGCTTCGACCAATCGCCAAGCTCAGCAGCAGATGCAGTTGTCGCTCATTCAGGTGATGATGCAGTACCTTGAGAAAGTGCTCGAAGCGGGACAAGCGGGTATCGTAGCGTCTAAGCAGGGCATGCCGGAGTATACCGAGATGGTGAAGGAAGTCATGTCCACGGCCCGCAAGCTGTTCCGCGACCTGATTGCGAAGTACGATATTCGTAATCCAGAGGACTACTTACCAGACTTGGAGAAATATCTCAATGCCCACGCTCAGCCCGGAGCTGCCCCAGGACAAGGCAACGGCGGAGACGCTCAGGGACGAAATGGTGGACCTGGAGGGCAACAGGGCCTTCCAGTTGGTACAGGCCCGGCTCGAGGCCCTACTCCAGCAAAGCCAGCGACTCCTGGAAGCGGAGGAGGATCACCCCAACTTGCGGAACTTGCAAGGACGGGTTAAGGGGCTGAGGGACGCACTGGAGATGCCGAGAACGTTGATTCACGAGATTGATAACTCGAACTTTGAGGGAGAACGAGATGGCTGATACTGCCGCGCCGGTTAGCGATAAAGAGGTCCTTGCCGGCCTGAGGGAAGAGGTATATCTCGAGGACGTAGGGAAGAAGCTCGAGGAGACCAAGGCAGCTGAGAAGAAAGCTGCTGAGGAAGCTGAAGCGAAGAAGAAAGCTGAAGCCGACGCGAAGATGCGCGCCGAAGCGCAAGCTGCGCTGCCTGACGATCCTCGCGTGAAGGCGCTCTCGGAAGCGCTACGTATCAGCGAGGAAGCTCGTGAGCGTGCGCTTGCCGCAGTTCGCGCTACGCCTGCGTCGGCTGCGCCAATCTCGGCTGAGGATAAGGACCTGTCTACGGAGGAGATGAACAAGCTCTTCCAAGACAATCCCCTCGCTGCGATTGACAAGCTTCTTGCCAAGCGGGAGAAGGTTCTTATTGACAACGTCAACTCCCGTCTGGGCTCCCTCGCGCAGAACAACGCTGAGACCGCTCGTGAACAGGCCGAGCGTAAGTACCCTGACGAGTTCCGTGTCTTCGGCCGGAAGATCGACGAGGCGATTCAGCGCTTACCGAACCCTGCGGCGTTGACGTCTCTCAAGAACTGGGACGACTTCATGGCCTGGTTCAGGGGACAGACAGGAAACTTCGACACTCTCGTCAACGACCGCGCAGAGCGCGCCAAGACGAAAGCTGCCGAGGATGCTCGCGCAGCGCAGGCCGCAGGTGCTGGAGCGCATACAGTGTCCACCATCAGAGCCCCCGTCATGACGAGCGACGGAGGTCTTGATCCTGTGGCGAAGGAGATCGCCAAGACGATGGGTATGTCAGAGGAGGACTACGTTCTATGGCGGAAAGCAGGCCAGTAGACGAGAAGGCTCCTGAGCCAACGAGGTCTGATCTTCGGAGGCAGCTCGAAGACATTGCTCGGAAGCTCAGTCGAGTCGAGGGTCAGAAGCGTAGCGGCGCTAGTGAGCGCACGCCTCGGGCGAGGATGCTCGACGCGTCGCCGTTGGAGAAGAAAGACCCTGAGCATCACTACCGCTACAACAACACGGACGACGCTGGGCAGATCCAAATCTCGGTAGACGATGGGTACGAAGCCGTGCCCGAAGGGGAGTGCGAAGCTGCAGGTGTCCGTGCACAGGTGGGTGAGGTGAGACTGATGAGGGTCTCTCGTGAAAAGCACGAGGAGGAAGTCGAACGGCAGCGCGAGCTTCACAAGAGTCGTCTGGAGGCTCATCGGACAGAGGTGCGAAGCGTAGCAGAGGCAGTCTCGAAAGAGCTCCGGGATCGGCATGGCATCAGAGTCCCGGTCGAGCGTCTCTTAGTGGACGAGTGAGGAGGCATAGTGTCGCAATTTCCAGCCTTCATCGCTCACGGCAATCCGCAAGCGGAGGGACGGGTAGGGCAGTATACGTTCCTCTCAACGGACACGTCGCAGCCGGGGGACCTAGTGTTCCTCGATACGGCGGATAACAACGTCAAGAAGTGCGGAGCGAACCCGGCAGCGATTCTCGGAATCTGTTTGGGCTTTGCGCCAACGGCACCGCAAGTTGCCCTCGGTCTGAAGCCTCAGCCGTATCCGGTGAATCAGATGCTGGTGGAGATTCTCACTGGCGACGTCACCGTGGGCTTGAGCAGTCTCGTAACACCGGCGGTAGCATACCTGACACGAGCGCAGGACATCGCGAACGTGAACATCTCGACTGGTGCAGGTATCCGGTCGTTCTGGCAGGTGCTTTCTACTACCGCGAATACGCGGGTCAGAGTCATTGACATCGACGTAGTGAACGGTATCTTCTACGTTCGCTTCCTCGATGCCAACCTACAGGCACTCTCAAGCTAGGAAAGGAGCCTAGACAATGGTCATGGTTCGTGGCGCCTTTTCGAACTTATTGGCGCCTGGCTTTAGGAAAATCGTCTTCGAGACGTACAAGGAACGTCCGACCGAGGGCGATCGCTGGATCAACATGAATAAGAGCCAACGGGCGTATGAGGAAGACTTCCCCATCGCCGGTTTCGGCACACTGTTGAGCAAGGCGGAAGGTCAGCCGGTTACGTTCCAGGACGCGATTCAGGGAGTGCTGGTCCGCTATCTCTGGACCACGTTCGGCCTCGGATTCAGAATCACCGAGGAGATGATGGAGGACGATCTGTACGGCATCATGGGAGCGAAGATGTCGAAGGCTCTGGGTCGCTCCGCAAGGAACAACTTCGAGATCGTGGCGCACGCAGTGCTGAACAACGCGTTCAACACAGCGATCAACGGTTTCGAGGCAGGCGTGTCGCTGATCTCGACGAGCCACACGACGCTGCGTGGCCTGTCAGCGACTAATCGCCCTGTGACGGACACCGGCATCAGCTTGCCCGCAGTTCAGGCTGCCATCGAGGCGTTCCATGCCTTGAACGACGAGTCTGGCCTGCCCGTCATGTTCATTCCGAAGTACGTGCTCTACAACCCTGGCGACCACTGGATCGTCAATCAGATCCTGAAATCGGAGAAGCTGCCAGGCAGCAACCAGAACGACATCAACCAGTTGTCCCGTGAAGGGTTGACGCCGCTGCTGTCGCACTATCTCACGGACCCGTTGTCGTGGTATATCATCGCAGACAACCATGATCTCAATTACTTTGACCGTCGCGCACCTCGTTTAACGAATACAGACGATTTCGAGACAGGTGACGCTAAGTTCAAGTTGACTCGTCGAAACGGGTCAGGCTTCGGAGACTGGCGCGGTGTCTACGGCTCGCCATAGGAGACAGACATGCCGCTGAAACCATTAACAGGTTCGGCCTACCCCTACCCTAGCGGTAGGGCGGTCACAACCAACCGCCGCGGCATCCAGAGGGGTGGGTCACTGGTGTATCACCAAACGTGGCCTGCTCCCTCGACGGCGGCAGCAAATGATATCACGACGGCAACGTTGGGGCCGAACGCAGTAACGACCAACCTGCCGTTGAACGGGACGTTGGCGAATACCGCAGGTACGGCAGCGACGCTGTTGCCGACCTACGGGCCGTTCACAGGTGGGCGTAACGTGGTGATTACAGTCACTCACGCAACGTCCATTGTCGCAGTGAGCGGTACGATCTTCGGTACCGACGTGTACGGTGTCGCGATCAGTGAGAACTGGTCCGTCTCGGCCACAGGCACATCGAAGACCTACACGTCCGCGTGCGCGTTCAAGAGGATCACATCTATCACCATCACTTCGGCAGGTAACGCTTCTACCGATACGATCACAGTTGGTGATGGCGTAGTGCTCGGCTTGGACGTGATCTGTTCAGTGGGCACCGCTGCTGGCCTCGCTGGGGCGGCGGAGAAGGAGATCGTGAACGGAGCGCTTGTCGCGACGGGACTGTTGGCCCTTACAGGGATCACAATCTCGACCGCAGGCGTCATCTCAGTTCCCGCTGCGGGGGCAGCGCAGGATCGTAGAGGCACGTACGCCCCGGCGTCAGCGCCGAACGGCGTGCAGAACTACGACGTGTGGTATCTTTCAGACTACCCGGAGTATAGCGGCGGCGCATAGTTGTCCAGATTTGGACAAGAGGAGTATGAAGAGACTCATCGCAGTCGGAGTGACGGGCTCATGGGAAGGCGATTGGCAGCCAGCTCAAGGGAACGAGGTGGCTGTCGTCGCCTATCCTGTGGGAGAAGAAGAGCGTGTCATCTTAGAGATCGTTGACAAAGGAGGTATCGCCTGGAGCCTACTTTTGTCCGAAGGCATCGCAGCTTCGCTAGACGAGAAGAAACTCGCACGCTACCGAGTAGTTAAGGACGGTAGTAGAGCCACGGTTCAGACGCCGACGACTGTGGAGATGATACTATCAAATGGCTCGTCATCTACATGACCTAGGGACGCTTACCATCCCGAACGGCGGGACATTCAGTCCTGCGTACACAGGCTCAAGCCCTGGACAGGTGCAGGCTGTGCTAGGCGCTATGTCGAGCCTGGTGATCTTTGCGCCAGCTACGCTACCTGAGGTCATCAACGTCGAGGTCTCACCGATCCGTTCTCCGAACGAGGTCTGGAGCGTGCTGCAGTGGCAGCCTGGCACGACGATAGTTATTGGGGCAGGTCTAGCCGTGAATATTCCACTCGTCGCCGGGTTCAGGTCGCTTCGCATGTTCGCGACAAGCGCGGTCGGTGGAGCCAGAGTGTTCACGCTCTGCGCTCAAGTCGACGCGGATTACGAGAGCTGATCATGGCTAAGCATCAACATCGTCTTGGTGACTTAGTCATCAAGAAGGGCGAGAAGGCCTCGAACCCTATCGAGATTCACGCTCGTACGGGGACGATAGCGGTGGTGACTATCTACGCGCCAGCGGAGCTAACTGGCGAGACGATGCAGTTCGAGGTGCAACCGGAGAAGGATGCTGACTGGTGCTGGTTCTACCATAAGGGCGACGCTGTGAAAGTCGCTTCGCCGCGGTCAGCGTTCAACATCCCGCTACCGGCTTGCCATGCGATGCGAGTCATCAGCGGGATACCTGTCAAGGCCGATCGAGTATTCAAGGTCTTCACGCTCCTCGAGGTTGACTAGTGGCAGCGACGACGGTAATAGCTCCGCTAACGATCGTTCTTGGCGCTTCGACGCTAGGTCCATGGAGCGTGCCGGAGGGCAGTAGTCGCTATGTGCTAGAACTCGACATGGCGAACTTGACGCTAGGCCTTACCATCGAGTGTGACTACTCGCCAGACGGTGGCACTACGTGGGAGGTGCTAGGCGCTGCTACGTTCCCTGGACCCTTCATGGAAGGGCTACAACTCAACACTACGCTCGAGTTCGGCGTGGTGCTTGGAGCTACTGGTGATCCGACGCAGCGGGTGGTAGCGACTAGTAACGCCCAGGTACGCTTCGTGCTCAACAATGCCCTTGCGTTCGCCTCGGCAGGCGGCACTATGGTGGCTTCGTGATCGTTGCCTCGTCGTCTCGTCATGGTGGATTAAAGACACCGCCTGCCGGTGGAGGCTGCGTCGGTAACGTCAACGATATCGGCTTCCCGAATGTGCCAGGGACGTGGACAACAGTCATTAGCGACTACGACTGCTCTGCCTTTGGCGCAGGTGGGTGGAGCACGAACGGAGGGACGCTACAGGCGATCACAAGCGACGCTTGCGCGCCGAAGGCTCCTCAGAAGAACTGGCAATACACCTTCGACCAGGGCGACACGGGCCTGTGCGGCTCGGGGCCCGCGCTCCAGTACATCAGCGGTCTAAACATTCAAAAGCTCTATGCGGGCTGCTACGTCAAGTTCTCCAATCCCTTCGACTTCTTCGGCAACAACATCAACTTCCCGAACAACGGGGAGGTGCACCTCCATGCGGTCCTGACGTCGGGTGGCGGCTCGATCGTCCAGGACATCTACTCGGACCACGTCGAGGTCGTCAACGAGGACGATCCGGGCGGGACAACAAACTACGACAGCAGCACCGGTACGTACTCGATCGGCGTCTACCATCTCCTCGAGACCATCTATGACATGGTCGGGGCGACGGTGACGGTCTATGTCGATGGCGTGCAGGTTCTCAGCGCGAGTACGAGTTTCAACAGCGACCACATCACGGAGTTCCACTGGAGCAACACCTGGGGCGGCTGCACGCTCGGACAGGGTGTCGCGCCGGCCTTCACCTGCTACACCTGGTGCAACCATATCCACTTGGTGAGCCCGTGAGGTCGGTCTGGGTTGCAGAGCAGAATCTACCTGTATCCTCTCGCGGGCACGGGTTCCGCTGGCCGAAGCTCAAGGTAGGTTGCCGCCGCTCGAGACAGCATGCATGGCACGTGGTGCATTACAAGCTACGCTTGCCTATAGCTCCGATACCGATCCTCTCGTGGTGGGGGCCGGTGTTGTCTGTAGTGCTACTGCACATGCTGTCTGAGCAACCAGAGATGTTAGCAGACGATCATTTCGGTGCGCTGCTTACTGATCCGTACCGTAGTCGCATCTGGTGGAAGGGTCAGTGGCGTACGCTCCAAGGCGGCGTGAATACTCCGACAATGGTGCAGCACATTGCGGGGCCGATCTACAGTCCTGTCGCTATTCCAGACATGACGCTTCGGCTGCCGAACCTAACGCTACTGAACAATCTAGTCGTTGTGAGCGTCACAGTCGGATCGACTACGACTACGTTCACAATGAGCGATAACAAGGGATCGACGTACACCGCAGGCCCTACGGCCAATGACGCGAGCGCTCCTCAGAAGGCGTCAATGTTCTACGCGCCGGGCTGTCAAGCAGGAATCGCGACGATTAAGGCTACGTTAAGCGCGAGTACGGTTAGCCTTGCAATGATGGCGACGGAGTTCTATAACGTACAGACGACGACGCCGAGTGATGGGTCGAACACTGCAGTCGTGGCGAGCGGCGGCACGGCGGCTTTTGACGCTGGAAGCGTGACTACGGGAACTAGCGGCGACCTCGGATACATCTACGCGATTGACGACGGCGGTTTCGAGCCGTGGACATGCGCTCATCCTACTCAGGGAACTGGCGGCACGCTGCTTTCTGCGTACGGCGAGTCGGCACAGACCGGAGGCATGGCTGCTGGGTTCACTGTACAGACGGCAAGCGGTGCGATCGACTTGAGCATGGTGATTACGACTACAGGCTCGGTGCCTTCATACATCGCGCTGGTGCAATGGTTCAAGAGTGCAGCGGCGGGGACTGCTCCTTCTATTACGCCACGGATTCAGCGAGTTCGGATGATGTCTATTCCTGACAACACTACAGCGATCCCAAAGGCGCAGATTCCCTGTGGAGACAACCTCGTAGTTGTGCTATCGCATAGCTCACCGAATGATATGACGCTTGTGAGCGACAGTAATAGCAATACGTACACGAGTGCGGCTGTGGATCACTCTACAGGCGGGGCGAACTTCATCTACTCGCACATCTGGTACGCAGCGAATGCTACGACAGGCGATACACTATCGCTCTCCGTCACGTGGCCTGCGAGCACTATTGGAATTACGTTTAGCGTTCTCGACATAACGGGCGCTTCTACAAGTCCGTTTGTCGTAGCAGCGGCGACGCACGGCGATCAGACGACTGTAAACGGCAACCCGAATATTCTGCCAGGGACGACAGTAGCTCCGACAGCGGCAGGGCAGTTAGCAGTTGGCGTCGGTGACCAGGATACTGCGACATGCACGGGAGTGACGACAGGAGTGTTCTTACTCCCTACATGGTCTACGCAGAACGAGGGTGGAACTCCTAGCGGAGCAGGCGACTTTTTCACTGACGATGCTATGCTTGCTAGCTACTACACTCCTAGCGGATCGTCGTTCACCTTTAGCTGGATTTTCTCGGCACAGGCTCAGGTATCAGGCGTCGGAAACTGGTGTACGGCAGTTGCGGTATTTCAGGGAGCAGCTGGCGGTGGCGCGCCTCAGCCGGTAGTGAGGTCGCAGGCGGTTCAGCGGTCAGTCACATAACCTCAGGGAGGTCGTATGGCAGCGGGTTTCGTAGTGAAGAGTTCGACGACCGCAACGGCGCTTGTGGCCGCTACGGCGAAGACATGCTGCAACGTGATTCCTGGCGCGAACCGCCAGTGCATTCTGTGTGAGATCAGTAATTCGTTTGATGGTGTGACAGCGAGCAACGTGCCGGTACTGGTGGAGCTGGTCGGCTCGACGCAGGCAGGCGCAGGAACAAGCACTGCATTTACGCCATACCTCATCCGCGGTATTGGCGCAGCCACGGCGACAGGTCAGACCGACTACACCGCGGAGCCGACAGTGCTAACGCCGTTCAAGCACTGGCTCGTGACGCCTAACGGCGGACTGTTGGTGATTCAGTCCCCGCTCGGTCGCGAGGCGCAGACGAACCTCTCCGGCAGCGCGACGCTGCTCGGGATCGCGCTGAGAGACAACGCTCCAGCAGTGGTCAACAGCCGGACGTACATCGAGTTCGAAGAGTAACAGATGGCCGACGAGCCTATCGTTCGGAAGCTGCCGTTTCCGCCACAGGAGGCGGCAGCTCCGGCTCGTCCCTATCCACCGCCAGTGTTGAGGCCAGTAGCGCGCTGGCGGACGTGGGATGAGCCAGACAGGGATGTAGCAGTAGCGCAGTGGGTTGAGCGCGGGGTGTGCGTGGTGTTTCCTCGCGTATGGGTCGCGAAGCATGGGCAGGAGTCGATGATTGCTCATGCGAAGGATAGGATTGCGGCGGTTGAAGCGATGGCAGGTGGTAGAGTGCTTCAGCCGGGGTCAGTGCTACTGGCGTTCACCAGGCACGTCGGCACTATTGACCCGACAATCTCCGACGAGGCGATGATGAGGCACTTGCTTACCACTCGTCCACGTGAGGAGATCATTGACCCAGACGCGACGCGGAACATACTTTCAACAGACCCTGACCATCCACTCGTGGATCATCCGTAAGTGGCGATAGCGTTTAGAGCGGCATCGGCGCAGGTCTTGATGGATGCAGGGACGACACTCACCCCTGCTAATCCTGCCGGTACGCTCCCGACGGATATACTGATCGCATGCTTCGAGTATGACGGTGGGACAGGCATTACGATTACTCCGCCGACTGGCTGGACGCTGATCGCAAAGTCAGACAACGGTGCGACCTGTGGAACAGCAGCGTACTGGGCCTTAGGCAACGTAGCGAGTAACGCCTTCGGCTTCACGAGCACTACAGCTATCGGCTGGATTCTTGGCTACTCCGGAGTTGATCCTAACACTCCGATGGACGTGGCAGCGACGAACAGTGTCAATACATCGTCGGTGACCGGAACGTGCCCTTCGATCACGACCAAGACGCCTGGCGCAGTCTGTGTCTGTATCTGCGGCTTCCAGGCGCAGAGCGCGACGTTTAGTGGACAGACGTTCACTGAACGAATGAACGGCGCGGAAGGTGGCACGAGTGATCCGCAGTCTATGGATAGCGGGGACTTCCTCGCTGTAGCGGCTGGCGCAACGGCGGCTAAGACGACGACTTCGTCAGTCGCAGCGCTGAACAACGGCATCACTGCCGCGCTTCGCCCGTTGCTCGCTGGTGTATCGCAGATCATTAGCGTCGCTCGGACGACCGCACGACGAGCGCATCAAGCGGTAGGGATGATCGTATTCCTACACGCTCCGCGAGTCGTTGTTCCGCCGCCTACGGCTGGCATCCCACCTGCTACGCGAGGCAGGCTATTCTCGCGAGTGTTGCAGCTTCGCGGTGGTATCGTGCCGCCGGCTGCGCCTGCGAACAGTCGCATACACATCGTGCAGGCCGCTCAGCCGCATCGGCCAGGCACGCATGTTATCTACATACATGGCGCACCGTCTACCGTTCCACAGCGACTGCCGACTCAGCCAGTTGTCGTCCAGGTACGCAATCGTCCTGCGCCTACGCATGTCATCGCGCTACGCGGCGGTCAGTTTACGCCAGCGCCGAAGATGCATGTCGTCCTGGCTCGCAACAAGCCGCAGCCGACGCATGTCGTCTATGTTCATGGCGCGAAGTCGACTGTTCCGCAGAAGCTACCTGCACAGCCGTATGTGGTACAGGCTCGGATTCGTCCGCCTACGACGCGTGTAGTTTACATACAGGGAGCCCCGGCTCCGCCGGCTGCGCCACCTGCGGTAGCAGGACCGTCGCCAGCGACTCGTGGACGGTTCTTCTCGCGCGTTGTGTTCCTGCGGGGCAGCCCGCTTGTGGCACCGGCAGTTCCACCACCTCCGCAGCAGATACATGTCGTGCAGGCTCGAATCCGCCCGCCTGCTACGCACGTTATCTCGCAACACAATCCTGGCGGGCTAATAGCGCCGAGCGCGCCGCAGTACACGGCGGTCCTTGTCGAGCGCTCAAGGCAGCATGTAAAGACGAGCATCGTACAGCTTCGCGGTGCGGAGTCTGTTGTACCCGCAAAGCTCGCGCCACAAGTGCATGTCGTGCAGGTCCAGCACCGCCCAGCGTACGGCAAGTTCGTCTTTATACGCAACGCGGCAGTGCCGCCTCCGCCACCTCAGCCGCCAACGGTGCAGGTGCATGTGGTGCAGGTGGCTCATCGTCCGGCGAAGACGAACGTCATCTATGTGCATGGTGCGCCTTCGACGGTACCACTGCGCCTCGCGCCGCAGATTACGATCGTTCAGCAGCGGATACGCCCGGCGAAGACACATGTCATCTCTATTGCCGGCCACGCGATACCGCCAGTGGTCGCTGTGCGCTCACCAAACTGGGAAGCGACGAGCTCGACGTGTCCTGCGCCGGGGTTCACAGACGTGGCTCCGATTACGGTGCCGTTCACTTCATGGGCACCCATAGACCCGAACTGCACCTGCTAGGGAGGACATAGTGTCAATCACAAATGCTGAGTTAGTATTCCTCGCGGCTGTGAACAGGCCGAATGACGATGTGAGCACAGGCGGCGGAGCTATTGATCTCACATGCGGCTGCGGAGCGATCAATCATCTAACCGCTGCGGCTGTGATTAGCTTCGTGTCGACGAACAGTGGCGATACGATGAACATCACGATCAGCGGCAGGACCGCTAGTGGCGTCTATACCACTGAGACGCTCGCTATGAACGGAACGACTGAGGTTAGCTCTGTCAACACCTATCAGCGCATCCTCGACGTTACGTTCGCGTCGCTGCCAGCAGGCGTGATCAGTGTATACCAAGGTACGGGCACTGGCACGCTGATCGGCGGGTTCAACAGCGCTGGGCATCCTTACTACAAGGACACCGCGCTGTTCAAGAAATCAGCGTCGAGCTCGACCGCGGTGACGAGGTACGACAAGGTGTTCTTCAAGAACACTGATGCATCGCTAACGCTAACAGGCGCAACAGTAACGCTGGTCGCTGACCCTTCGGGACGCATCAGCATCGGCCTCGAGACTGCGTTAAACGACGTGAACACGATCACGAACCGACTGACGGCGCCAGCAGGCATCACGTTTCAGGGAGTTGGCACTGCGATCAACGTGCCGAATAGTCAGAACTTGACGAACGGCAGCTACATCGGCATCTGGGTCAGGCAAGCGCTACTCGCGAATGACGGAGCGTTTGACTACGGAGTCTCCGGCTCGCAGTTGGAGATTCAACTAAGCGGTAATACGACCTGATGTCAGTAGTAACGGCGAATAGGTTCCCTAATTGGGAAGCGCTAGGCGGGATATTCGCACCTCGCTTTCCTAACTGGGAGGCTTTAGGAGGCGTCGCTGCGCCTAGATTCCCTGACTGGGAGGCGATAAGCCCTGTTTCGTCGCCGAGATACCCAAATTGGGAAGCGCTAATGGGCATTGCAGCGCCTCGGTATCCCAACTGGGAGGCTCTCGGAGGCATTTTTGCTCCGAGATATCCTAATTGGGAGGCATTAGGAGCGATTGCGGCGCCTAGATATCCGAATTGGGAGGCTTTAGGGCTTCTTAGCAGCGCAAGATTCCCTAACTGGGAAGCGGTATCTGCTCTCATTGCAAACAGGTTCCCGAACTGGGAGGCCTTAGCTATAGTTCCTGCTGCAAGGTTCCCAAATTGGGAGTCGCTATCGCAGCAGAACGTCGCTGCGGCGAGATATCCGAACTGGGAAGCGCTAGGACTGATTCAGGCGCCAAGATTTCCGAACTGGGAGTCGCTGACGTCGCTGATTCAGGCACCGCGCTTCCCGAACTGGGAGTCGCTAGGGCTAATCGTCATCCTAGCAGAGCCCAACTGGGAGTCTCAGCCAAAGGAGTTCTGCTTCTACGTAGCGATCATCGTGCCGTTCCAAGCGCCGTGCATGTAGAGGAGGCCGCGTGAATCTAAGCGAGTTTAGAAGTCGCTTGCGGATAAGGATCGGGAATCCGAGCACGACAGACGTGCCGGATACGCCGAATCTTGACCAGCACATTAACGACGCGGGGCAGGAGATCTTTGACAAGTACAAGTTCAAGCGGCGTAGAGCGAGAGCTCAGTTCACGACAGTAGTTGGGCAGGACAAGTATAGCGTTAGCCAGCTAACCGACGTGATCTTTAAGGCCTGGGATAGGACTAATGGCCGTGAGCTAACGTACGTCGGCACGAATGTTCTCGCAGAGCAGGACTACAACGCGAGCCCGAACAACTTGATACAGAACGGTAAGCCGGATAAGTGGACGTACATTGAGTCGTACTTCCAGGTGCTACCGCCGCCAGATGGCGCGTACTGCATCGAGTTCGTGTATAAGGTGATCTACTCGGCGCTGACGCAGACATCAGATGTGCCAGTGATTCCGCTGTCGTGGCATCGAGGGATGGTGATTCTCGCATCGGCGCTCTACTACGAGGACGAGGCTCAGGACAAAGCGAAAGCGACATATCACCACGACGCGTTCGATAAGTGGGTTGCTGACAAGCCTGTTGAGGAACACGAGCAGACCGAGGCCGTCGACTCAGCTGTTGAGATACCAACCTTGTCGCCAGACTTCGCAACGCTGCGTAAGCCTGACGGCATCTTTTGGGATATTCAAGAGCCATGACCTTCGGATCGAGTGAAGTAAACACGCTGCTTCTTACTATCGGCTTGCCGCTGATGGGGTGGCTAGGTAGGAAAGCAGTGAAGGTGCTAACCGATCTTCGAGGAGCTGTGAGCGACTTGTCAATGTCGGTGAGCATTCTGCATGTCACCTTGCTCGGAACGGACGATCAGGGTGGGCTAGTGAGAAGAGTCGAAGGAATCTCGACTAGAGTGCACGATCTTGCCGGGAGCGTACAGGTGCTACAGGCTCGTGAGGAGTATAGGCGAGACAGATGAACATGAGTCCTATAGGACTAGAGATGCTTGAGGGCCTCGAAGGCGAAAGGCTCCAGATGTATCACGACCAGGTGGGGATACCCACTATTGGCGTGGGACATAAGCTCACGGAGTCAGAGCTCTCGTCAGGCGAGATCTGGATCGCCGGGAAGCCGTATGACTGGACAGCAGGGCTAGATAATCAGCAGGTGGATGCCTTGCTTCAGCAGGACCTAGCTGGCGACGAGAAGACCGTCACTGATACAGTGAAGGTAACGATCTCGCAGCCTCAGTTCGACGCGCTAGTGTCGTTTACGTTCAACATAGGCAACGAGGCATTTGAGCACTCGACGCTAGCGAAGCTGCTAAACCAGGCGAACTATAGCGCAGTACCAGGAGAGATGCGGCGCTGGATCAAGTCGAAAGGTCAGGTGCTAGCTGCTCTTGTACACCGTCGCGAGGTGGAGATTGCTCGCTGGAGGGCATCGGCATGAGTGGATTGCTTGACGCACTGAACCCGCTCAAGGCGGTAATAGACACTGTCAACGGGGTCATCGGCAAGTTCGTGCCTGACCCGGCTGAGAAGCTCGCGCTCCAGTCGCAGATCGCTACGGCGACGGCGGAGTTGCAGTCGAAGATGATAGACGCCGATAGGGCCCTTGCCGACGCGCAAGCGAGCGTGATCACAGCGGAGGTCAAGTCAGATTCGTGGCTTGCGAAGAACTGGCGACCGATTCTGATGCTCACCTTCACCTTCATCATAGCGTGGAACTACATCTTCGTACCGATTCTCGGAGTGACAGCAGCTGCGATTCCCGCTGATATGTGGACTCTGATGAAGATCGGAGTTGGCGGCTACGTAATAGGACGAAGCGGTGAGAAGATCGCACCTGCGGTGGCTTCGGCAGTCACGGGCAACGGGAAATAGGTGTCCAATTCTGGACAAGGTGGCGCATGGCTAGACCTATAAGCGGCACCACTTCTCGGCTCAGTCCGAGGCAGTTTGCGGCACTGATGGCTGCGCCTAAGATCGAAGCTCCGCCGTTGACGTTCTTTAGTCCGCCGAAGGGACTCGACACGCTAGCGCCGCTAGGCCGCGTAGACCGACAGCACTTCGTCGGGTCACAGAATGTGATCCTCCAGCGAGGGATCACTAAGAGCCGCAATGCGTTCTCGACCTTTGGCGCGAAGCCGGCAGGAACAGACACGACGATGCTGACTGCTGACATCGAGTTCTGTTCTACGGCAGGAAGCGCGATTAAGTGGCCACTACGATGGACGCGATCGAAGTTGTATGTGTACACTGCTAGCGGCTGGTCGGATACGGGCATCTCGCATGCGATCCAGCAGTTGCCTGACGATGGCGTGAACTACGCAATGTGGAACGGGCTAGTGGTCTATTCTACAGGGATACTCGCGGCATCGCCAGGTATGATTGAGTACACGCCGCCTACAGTCGCGAATCCAGTAGGGACGTTTAGGCTGCTTGCTGGGTCGCCGACTGGCGCGCACGCGACGATGTTTGGGAATAGGATCATCGTATCGGCAGTGTACGGCCTGTTCACGAACGTCTTGAATCGCATTCAGTGGACAGTCAAGGATAACGATAACGACTGGGCTGGGCTTGGTAGCGGCTTCGAAGACCTAATCAATATGTCAGGCGGGCTCTGTGACGCGGTGATGGGAGTGTATCCGATTAGCGATACTACTGCTCTCGTCGTCCGCGAGTCGAGCATCTGGCGGATGGACCTGACAGGGTACTTTGATGCTCCGTTCCTATTCACGCTGCTAACTGACAAGCTAGGGACTTCCGCTCGGCGAACGATTCAGGCGATTACTGGCGGAGTGATCTTCCTCGGATACGATGATGTCTACATCGTGACGCTTGGCGGAATTCAGCGCATTGGCCGTCAGGCTCTCGACAGCGTGTTTCTATCTCCGTCGTTCGTGGCACTGGGCTCTACAGGGATCGCTTCTACGCTCGCGGCATCGTACGGATACTACGATCGTTGGAATCAACGCTACTGGCTAAACATCAAGGGCCTTGGCACTTTCGTTTACAGCTTCGACGATAAGGGATGGACTCAGCAGGTGTTCAGCTTCGAGCCGTGGTCGATAGAGCATGCGTACTACCAGTCAGGCTCAGGCGAGTTTCATGGAGTGTACGTCACAGCAGATACTCGCGTCTCGGCTATATCTACGCTCTCGCTACGAGAGGACCCGACAGCGACGTCCGACGCAGACCCGTTTGGCTTCACGGTTCCACAGACGACGTTCAACGTGTGGACAGGATATGTCTACGTCGACTCGCCGCTATTCAAGACCGAGATCGTTGAGATGCAGGTTGAGTACGACGCAGGCGTAGCGCAGAACTTGTTCTTCGACATCTATCGCGACGGCGCATGGGTGCAGTTCTCGACGGTCACTGTGCAACCGACGACAGGCGCGCAAGTGCTAAGTGTTCGAGGTAGCGTCGAAGATGAAAACCTCCAAGTGCGAGTGCGAAGTGATACCCTAGGCAAGATTAGCATCTACGCGCTACACGTCTTCGCGAGTAAGGGAGCGCTCATTCATCCGTGAATATCGGCCAAACAGTAAAGCCGGATTCCTTGCAGAAGGTCCTTCAGGCGATGGCGAACAACCTTACGCCTCAGGATAACTTGTACTGCAAGCTGCTAGGGCCGATAGTCACGGCAGGCACACACGATGTTGAGTTCACTGTGCAGCACAACCTTGGTCGCGTTCCGACGAACTACATTTGGAACGTCGATCAAGCGGCGATAGTGTACGACTCGAGGAGGGCGAATTGGACAACGTCGCAACTGTTCCTAAAGTGCAGCGTAGGCAGCGTGAATCTATACTTGTTGGTGATGTAGAGCGCCTGCCGGCGCCGTTGCTGGAGCACGGTGAGTACCAAGTGCGGCAGATGACGCTCACTCGACAGAAGCTTGCTGCGCTTTGGAAGGAGCTGTTGAAGTATAGGACGCTGTTCAGCGACCTTACGCGCGGTGACTTTGTCAATTTCGTGCAGTATGTCACTAGCGAAGATACGCTCTGGCTCGAGATTTGGCGAGGTTCGTCTCTCGTCGGCATCGCGACGTTTGAGGAGTTGCATAAGGTCATCGACGCCGAGTCCCATGTGCTCTTCTTCGATCGCGAGCTAGCGAACAAAGTACCAGTGTGCAAAGCCATCATCGCTTGGCTCTTCGCGAACTTTCCGTTGCAGCGGCTATCGACGCAACTGCCGTCGATCTATCACGCGCCGATTCGGCTGACGATGGATATAGGGTTCGTTCGCGAAGGACGCAAGCGGCAAGCAGTGCTGATTAGCGGCAGATGGGTCGACGTGGATATCTTCGGCATCGTACGCTCGGAGGTCAAATGAGCTTTTTATTGGGGAAGACCAATAACCCTACTGGCGCCCTAGCGGGACAGTACGCCAGTGCCTACGGCGACCTGCTAAGCGGTAAGGGTAATGATCCCTTCACGAGCCTGTTTCAGAATGAGCTCGGACCAGTGCTCGCGCAAGCGAAGGAGTCGACGGGGAACTTGACGGGCACCAGCCTAGGCAACGTCGAGGGTACTGCCGCAGGGAGATCGCTAAGCTCGTTCCTCCTCGGCATCCTCGGCCAAGGAGCGAGCTTCGCGAGTCCTGGGGCGCAGCAAACTTACACGCCAGGGTTCTTGGACTATCTATTCTCCGGCATTAGCAAGGCTGCACCGGCGCTTGCGGGAGCGTTTACAGGCGGTGGCGGCGCGGCGAGCACTGCCGACTCTGGCGCCTCGTCCTCGATCTCGTCCCTGTTTCCGGGAAAGTAAACTATGACTATACCTATCGCACCAGGTCCGTTTTCGTTCCTCGACGAGGCAGGCGAAGCCGCTGGATCAGTCGCCGCTGTGCGTGAGGAGCGCAAGCGTCACGGCGAGGAGATCGCGCATAAGGCTGCGCAGGATATCATCTCCCAGATTCAGCAAGGGATTCGTCCGTCGTCGGTGTTGAAAGACCCTGAGGTCAAGAAGCTCTTTCAGAAAGCCTATGGCGTGACGATACCTGATACGCTCGTACCGAGACCGCAAGAAGACATGGCTCGGCTGCTATCACAAGCGCTGCAGAAGGTGCAGCCTGACTCGGCACAAGCGCGCGCTGTCACACAGGTGCCAAGCGAGGCTGTTGCTGCCGCAGGCGAAGCCGTGACGGTTGAGAAGGGCGCTGAGGCTAGCGCTAAGACCGCCGCTGGCGTACCTGCGCTCGAGGCCGAAGCTGGCGCAGCCGAGGCGAGAGCGAAAGCGGCAGGATCCACTTTCAACCGCAACGTGTACGAAGGCGCGACGGCGTTGCTTGGTAGTGATCCGACGTTCAAGAAGCTTGCGGAGGAAGCTGCGACAGGCGTCCTCGACTACCGCCTTCGCAACATCGCGCTATACCGTGAAGGGCTCTCACTCGAGCGTCAGCAAGCTGCTGACAATGTGAAGATTCTTCATGACATGCTAACTGAAAGCTCGAAGAGGTATGACGCGCTCGTTACGAAGTGGGAGAACGACGCAGCGCTAAGCGGCGATCCTGAGGCGTACAAAGCGGCTAATCCCAAGCCGAACCCGGACGACGTCGCGAAGGAGTACCTCCAGACCTGGGGCATGACGCCACAGGAGTTCCAGAGCCGACTGCACCAGGCGATGTCGAAGCTGCAGGCTGTGCCAGAGTCAGGTGGACCGAAAGCGACTGCCGGTAAGCCTGGTGGAGGGCAAGCCGGAACTGCGCCGGCAGGAGATCGCGTCTCGCAGATCACTGAGGCTGCGACTAAGGCTGATCCTGAGCGGGCTGCCCAGTACATCGCACAGCACGAACGTGATGGCAGCTTCACCGATCTCGAGGTTCGAGCGGTGATGCTCAGGCTCAAGGACTCGCTACCGGCGAGCCAGTATCGCAAGCTCAAGAAGGCCTACGACCTCGCGAAGGCGAACACTGAGACGACTCGATGAGTGATCCCTTTGCGGCGCTAGTTCAAGGCCCAGCTAAGGCAGCTCCACTGCCACCTGACCAGGACCCTTTCAAGGACCTCGTCGCGTCGTCAGCGCCGGATACGAGTGCTGATCCGTTTGCCGGCGTTGCACCTAGCACGGAGAAGCCTCCGACGTTCGAGCAGTTGCATCCTCGCATAGCGGGCTTACTCATCGAGCCGATGAAGCAGGTTTCGAAGGCAGTTATCTGGGACCTGACTGGCACGCTGCCGAGTGAGGACCAGCCAGTGACTACTCCTGGCGACGTCCGAGGCACAGGCGACGTGGCAACGACGTTAGCGACGCAGCCGCAGGCACCAGCGTTATCTCCCGAGGGCGAAGCAGACGTGCGACGAGGAGCTGCGCTGATCGCGAGCATGGCACCTGGGCCGTTGATAGGTGAGATACCTGCCGTTGCAGCACGCCTTGGCGCTTGGGGAAGCTTCCTTACTGGCGAGTTCCTTGGAGGTTCGATCTACGGCGCTGTGCGGCCTACAGCGGATGATGAGACTCGCGCTGAGGCGGTTCTGGGAGATGCTGCTGTGTTCGCTGCCTTTGGCGGAGCGATACGCGGAGCGGGAGAGCTGGCGTCATGGGCGCTGAAGCGGCACATTCTCAGGCTGCCGCCTGCTGCGCGTAAGGTCGCGCTGACGACGGTCAAGACGGAACTTGACAAAGTCGAAGCGAAGCTAGCTGAGGGTGGCGTCACGCTAGATCAGCTACCGCCTGACGTTGCGACGAAGCTCGAAGAGCCGATCCTTCGTCAGGCTGTCGAGAACCTCGATCCTGGGCAGGTGAATGTAGACAATATCATCTCTGCTGAGGCCTCGCGAGAACTCGAGCACGCACCTCGTTTCGACCAGCCGAGTTCGCTCAAGCTTACGCCACCTATCGAGGTGACATTTAAGCAAGAACTCGAGAAGCTGAAAGCGATCCCCGGTAGCTCTAGAGGCTTCGAGGTAACCGGCGAGCGCCCAACCCCTCCACCCCCCGCAGGAGGTAGGACTCTCAGTGATCTAACAGGTGCGACGGCGCAGCAAGACGTGGCGGAGAGGATAAGGTCACAGGGGGCTGCACCGAAGATTGATGAGGTGATGTATAGAGGAGTGACTAGCAAGTCTACTACGACGGAACCGCTTTTCTTTTCGCGAGATCGGGAAGTCGCTAATCACTTCGCTAAAGGAGAGAAAGGCGGAGAGGTACTTAGTCGCCGAGTGACTATTCGCAATCCTGCCGGAAACTCTGAGGTTCTATCCGCGGCAGTGGAAGCTGGATTCAAGTTCGACGAGGACGGCGATCCGAAGGAGTTATTCCAAGGGACGCCCGACGCTGCCGATCTGTCCACTGACCTACGTCATTACTCAGACTCTCCTGCTGATCTTCTCTACTCGAAGCGTGTCCGCGATATTCTATCAGCACGCGGCTTTGACGGATACGAAGGCGTAGATAAGAGCCTCGGCGACGAGATCGACAACAGAATCGTCGTCACCTTTGGAAAGGCTGAGGTATCACGGGACTTCCTCGTCGGACCCACTGTTCGCGGTAAGTCAGGCAAGCTCTACGTTGGAGGTGCGACGCATCAGGAGACGATAGATCGAGCGATACAAGCGGGCGCGCCTGAGGCCGAGTTCGCGGGGGCGACGCCAGATAGTCCTGACCGAGGGTTCAAGACGAGCACTCGTGACTTCATCAGCCGCGATGAGGCTGCAGCGCTGGTAGACCATCCCGAGCCTCTGATCTCCGAAGACATGCACCATCGCGGCTTGACCTCGACTGAGTCGACAGATGTGGCTGAGCTCAAGATGTCCAACGTCGCGAAGGACATAGCGACTTCGCCTAAGCCCGGCGAGGTCGAGCAGATCAAGCTGATGGATGCTGCAACGGATCATGCAGTGGCGAGTATCATCCCGACGAAGGTCGCTGAGTCCGAGGTCAAAGACGCCATTAGCGTCGTCAAGGGGGAGATTCACGAACTGCCGAAGCGCAGCAAGAAGGCACGGGAGTCGCTACAGAGCGTCCTAAGCGCCGCGCTGAA